ATCTGAACATAGATTGAATCAGTGTGCCCATAAACTACTTTCATACTCCGCCCACCTTATCGGGTGCATATACATTGTTATTAAATGTCAATTCGGGATGCAGTTTTTTAAGGTCATTTTGCATTTCATGAACTGCTTTTGCTACAATATAATAAGGAACTCTATCTTCGCTTTCGTGTTCTAAAAGTCTTATTCTATTTTCAAGACCTTTTATTCTCTCCGCTAACGCTTCATTCTCCATAGTTAATCTTTTAATTTCTTGCTCTAGTTTATCTGTCATATTAACACCGTCACTATTGTTATAATGGTCGCTATGTTTACGATATTTACCATCATTAATATCCTATTTGATTTTGCTATCATAGCCAGCAATTCCTCTAATAACTCATTCGTTTTGTCCATCATCATGATTAACACCTTGTTCTATTTCGGTAATGATAGCATGACGCTTTAAGTTATTCATCATTTGAAATAACTCCTTTACTTCTTGTAAAGTAGTTTCCCAAGTTTCTTCTGTATCATAAGATACTTTAACTGTTACATATTTAGTCATCATTTTTAATCCTCCTATAAGTTTTAGAAGAATGACCTTTACCAATTTGCTCAACATTGTCAAGTTTACCTAAAAGCCATCCTATTCCGGTAACACTACCGATATAAGGACTAGTGCCCTTTTTCTCAACTATTTTCGTAAGAATAGTTTTTGCCGTAAATTCTCCTTCTGTCTCTAATACTGCTTCTTTAATCCATCTTTCCATGTGCATATTCATCCAAATCTCTCCTTATGTCCACAATTATTGCATACTAATACTGCTATTTCTTTATTATTTGCACTATATTTATAGTTAGTTTTCTTATAGAAGGACATTTTAAGTTCTCCTTCTTTACATACAAGACATTTCATATTTTCATCTCCTTTGCGCTAAATGCTGCTAATCTAATTGCTTCTCTTGCACTTGCAGTTATGCTTGCGGCTAAATCAATGTCTGCCCATCCAAAGCCTTGAAAGGCAACAATTCCGTAAAATGAAGCCATTAATCGCTTTACAGCCATTTGATTGTTATACCATTTAATATACTCGCTATTATTATCCGCTTCTCTCGCCTCTCGCATAAGACGCTTATATTCGTTTCGCAACTCTTTGAGTTCAAGAACGGCTCTTGGTAATAGCCCAAGTTTATCCGTTTTATAATAAAGCATTTGTTCATGTTTTACTTCACTAAAGTCTCTTGGTGTGCTAATATTAACTGCAAATTCTGTTGGCTCTAATGATTTAGTTTCCCATGAAATGTTCCTAGAAATCATCATAGCAGGATATAGACCTGCATAATCAAATGCTGCTACATTAAGATGTAATCCATTTGTTCCTTCACTTAATGGGTCATAAATCATAGCCCCGTCATATTCTCTTCTTTCTTCATTCTTATTACCTGTTGGTGCTTTCCATTCAGCATTACGCATAAAGTAAATAGAACCCATATGACTAGCATAAAAACAGGCATCAAATGGTGCTTTTAGTAATCTTTGCAAAGAAAGAATAGCCTCACTACAAAAGTTTGTTTCATCTATTTCAACAATCAATTCAACATCTTTTATAGCATAGTCAAGATAAGTTTGTGTATCTTCTAACCAAGCCCTTCTATAAAATTCATTTGTATCTGGAAACTTTTCTGATACTAACTTCTTTTTACCAAGAACTATTTCACCAATATAATCAAGAGAAAGAGAAGGTAATGTTCCTCTTTGAGAATCATTCCACTGTCTTTCAAATGCTAAGTCTAAAGATAAGCATATTCTTCCGCCAATAGGTTGCTCAATAGGACTAAATCCTTTTTCAGCATAAGCAAAAGTATATTCATCTTTTTTCTTTTTAATGCCTTTAACAAAACCAATAGGTGAAATAATAGAAGGATTTAATCCTACTGCACAAGCCCGTTCTAATAATTTAGGAATATCGGCAAAGTTACCAAACCAAGCAATTAGCATATCGGGGTCTTTTACAATCATTGTAGTCATAAAAGACTCAATCATATCTTTTTCATTATCGAAGTGATATTCTTCGTCTCCTTCATAATTAGGAAACCATACCCATTGATAGTATTCTTCATCATAATTATCATAAACTACAATAGTAGTAATACAATCGTGATATTCACCGCCTTGTTGCCATTCCATATCCCAATACCATTTACGCATTTTGTATTCGGGCATTTCGTGTAATTCATCAATACAATATCTAAAATGATAAGGAACATCTGCTTCATATGTTTTTGAAAACATATCTTTTGCTTTCTTAATATCATAAGAAGTTTCAACATATACCTTTTGTAAAGGTTCTTTCTGTAAGTTTACCCAATCACCTTCTTCATATCTAAAATCTCTAGTAATATATTTACTAGGCTTATATGTCATAGGTTTGTTTTCCTGAGAAGAAATATAGAAATAAGGATTAAACTCCACCATTTCATATTTCTTCTCTCCGTTTTCTCTCCAAGATTTATAGATATTTTTACCGTCATTCATTTTACTAATAATCATATACTCACCCACTAATATGCGGTGCTTTTAATAGCATTCTATCGTCTGCTACAATTAAAATTGGAAACTCATCTTTCATAAATACATTTAGCATTTGATGTTTCTTAAAGAAAGAATACACCGGACTACTAAACTCAACTGTTGCTGGTTCTCCTGCTGGAAATGCAGGAGTAATAGTTTCTTCATATTTGTTTGTTACATCTAATCTTGTTGATACTTTCAACACATTATTATTATAATCAAACTTATAAACACCACTTTTAACTAATTCACAAGATTTAATCGCATCTTGTAATTGCGGTTGAGTTAATACAAATACTCCTTCAAACTTAGATTTAGCGAAGTTAAACATTGTTGTTGGTTGCACTTCATATCTAATTGGATTCAACATATTTTGAAGTCTCGTTAAGGCATCAGCATTTGGATGAAGAACAACCAAAGGCACTGATGCTTTTCTATTTCCTGAAGTTAGAGCAATAAAATCATTTACTGCAACAGAAACATCATCAAATGACTTTAGATAAGGAAGTATTTGAGGAATATACACACATACACTACCTTCTTCTATTTCTCCGTCAAGAGGAATTGAAATTTTTACACAGGCAGTTGGGCTACCATTCCAAACTTCTAATGTATTATCTCTAATAACTAGATAAGCATAATCACCAAAACTAGTATTACCAAATCCATTAGCAGTTTGACCTTTGCCTTTAACCTGCACACTTTCCAATGCTTCCTTTAAGACGCTTGCTTCTATATTAAACTTCAAATTAATCCCTCACGCAATTCTTTAATGCCATTCCAAGTAACATTACCATTACCAACGGTTAATGTTTCCCAAGAATTGCCCACTAATTCGGTGTTAGTTTTACTTGACAATAGTTCTGCTTTGTAAACCACATCGTTCTTTTTGCGTGTTCTTCGGGTGCTAATAATTTGATGTAGGTAATCTCCCCAATTGTGCCAATTAGGTTTTGTTCCTACTACTTCTCCTGTTGAGCCATAATCAGCCTTAGCATGAGTAATATAGATTTGGTCGCATTCTAAGTTTTTACACATCATTAGAAGTGAATAGAATGGTGCATTACGCTTTCCCCATTCAAACTTCATCTTTTGTGGCTTTCCAATCTTAGAAGAACCTGTTACATGAAGTGTGCAACAATCGAGCCATTTATCAATACCATCGAATACAAAGAGAACATCTTCTCCCGCTTCAATTTGTTCTTTTACCATTAAAACAAAATCTTCTGAGTTTGCTTCAGACTTTTGTATATCTAATTCACCATTATGATTTCTAACTTCAGGATTCCACAAAGTAATCCTATCTGTCATTTCATGGTTTTGTCTCCATGTTGGTTCGCAGCCATCATCCCAATCTAAAACATAGATTTGTTTATTTGGGAAGTCTAAAGCCAAACCGCTTTTTACAGTCTTTGGTTCTCCCCAAATACCGCAAATTAAGCGATTACTACGACTTAACCTCTTTTCTGTTTGCGCCTTCAATTTATCACGAAATGCCATAACTCTTGCGTTATTTTCCATTCCCTTCGCTACTGCTTCTGTATTCTTATTGCTGGTTAATCCCATAATTCAATCACCTCTTCATCTTTTATTTCTATTTTCTTACCTCTAATATCAGTCCATGCTAATAGTAAAGTCTTTACTTCTTCTATGGAGTTACAAACATAACGGGCTTCTTTACTACCAATATGTAGTTTAACCCAAAATGTTGACTCCATTTTATCGTTCTCTTTCCATGTTATAAAATCAACATTAAACAAGTCAATAATATAACTATTTGCTTTTATTAAATATCTCTTATTCTTAATCATAAAATCCCTCCAAAGGGATAGGGCTTTGCACCCATTTGAATGTCAATTTCCCCACAAGTCACATTTACCTTGCCCTTACGCCTAATCTCGACATGAATTCTGTAATGTCGCCAACTCATCATACCCCACAAAATAGCGCAAATCAAAAAAACGCACGACATTTCTAGGGGAGATTAGACCGGAGTTTCACTTCAAAACCAATCAAAATCTTCTTCGACAGGTTGTGATACTTCAACGGCTGAACCGTGTTTAATTACACAGAATAGACCTGTTGTGTTAATTGTTACAGGTTCAACTTCACCATCAATTGTTCTTTGGCTTGTTCGGCCAACAACAATAACAGAAGAACCAATACCAAAGTCAAGGGTTAAATGACTTGGAATCCAACAAGTAGTTATTCCCGAATCATTATCATAATCCATTTCTGCATTCAAATCAGTTAGATTAATAATACGATTACCGTTCTTTGTTGGAGTCATATTCATATTACAAACTGTTCCATCTGTAATAACAAATCTTTCCTTTGAAGGAAGTCCTTGTCTTTGAATATGTGCTTTATCCATATCAACCAATGGAACTAAGTGGGATGCAAAGTTATTTCTCAAACAATCTTCAAAATCAAAGTTTGACATATCACGATACAATTCACTTTCTGGACTCATATCAGCATTCATAGTTAAACTATTTACTGTTAAATCCTTAGCACCATAAAGGTCAGTTCCATTATCATTTGCTACACAAAGGAAATGACACCATTCAAAAGTATTTGGTGCAAAGTCCACTCCACCTTGATTCTTGTATGAGAAGTAATAAGGCTTCATTTCTCCTGTTCCAATAGAACCAAAGAATATACCACTTCTTCTCATTTGTTCAGCAGGTAATGGCTTACCATAATTGTTGTTTTTGCCACCATTCATATATGTTGGTGTATTATCTAATGGAATAAAGAAACTACCATCTTCTGTTTCTTCTGCACCCGAAGGTAATGTGGAAATAGTCTTTTCATCGTATTCACCGTGATGATAACGAGAAACTACCCATTTACCCAAAGCATTTTGATTTGCTACTGCAACAATTCCCTTTTCAAGAGCATTGTCAGCATCACGCAAAAACTCTTCTTTTGCTTGCATTCTATTCCAAGCCATCATGTCTCTTGGTGCATCTAAAGCAACAAAGAATCCAAATGCCGACTTATAGTAAGAATCATTACCACTACTAGAAGAATCACCGCTTTCTTGGCTTCTTCTTGCATTAGCAACAAAGTTTCTCCAAAGTCCTTTTGCAATAGGATTTGTTGTTTCTATTCCATTTTCTGAACAAATTTCTTCAAACTTGCTCATCGCTTCTTCAACGCTCAAATTAATATAATTTGCGCTTTTTTCTATTTCAGCCTTTAAATTTTCATTCATATTTTTCGCCTCTTTTTTTCTTTTATTCAAGTCTATGATAGTTGTCCTATTAACCATGAGGCTAATACTTTAGGAGTCATAGTGGTTGAACGCCATTCGCTTTCTCCTATCGTTCTCAGGAATTTAAATTTAGTGTTACTATCTAATTCAGAATTAATAACAGCATCATGTAATCCAATACAGATTTCACGAATGGATAAACCTTCGTGTAGTAAATCATGTATTGCGCTTAATTGAGTTCCATTCTTATTAACAATCTTCATTAGTAATCTTTTGTATTGGTTTAAGCCATACTCTATTTGTTTCTTGAGGGTGGAATTGCTAAAATTAGCCGCTTGAAGTTCCGTAATCGCCCTCCGCATATCACCATTCAATGAGTATATAAAGGAGTGCAACTCTTCTTGCGTAAATCGAGTTATTTCTTCACCCTTGAGAATTGTTGTTAATAGTTCTAACATGGCTTCATTAGAAACCGGCTTGAAATGATAGTTTGCACAACGACTTTGAAGCGCAAAGATAATCTTATTTCTATCATTACAAGTGATAATAAATCTAATATTGTTAGCATATCTCTCCATTATTCTCTTTAATGCGTTTTGAGCATCAGTAGTCATACCATCCATTTCATCAAGTAATACTATTCTAAATGGCGCACCACCCATTGTTCCGCTTTGCGCTATTTGTTTAATAGTAGTTCTAACAGTCTCTAATCTTCTATCATCAGAAGCATTCACTTCAACATAATTATCTGAAAAGGTATCTTTTAGAATTTCTTTAGATATAACTAAACCTGCGCTTGTTTTACCATTTCCGGGATTTCCATACAATAACAAATTAGGTATGTTATTTTCTTCAATCCAACCCTTTGCATCCATAACAAAATGTTCTTGTCCAATAATATCGCTTAATTTATTTGGTCTATATTTTTCAGTCCATAACATTATTATTCCCCCAAACTGTTGCGTGTGTCTTAATTGGGTCTTTAACTTTTTCAAAGGATTTGTTCTTTGACATTAATCCCGCTACTTGCATTCTGCTTACATTTCTAGCAATCTTACCTTCATCTTGTAATCTTGTAATTACTTCATTTACTGTTAAATCATCCTTTCCCATTACTTTTATTATTTTATTTACTAACCATTCTTGTGCCATATAATCACCTCATAAAATCTTCTAATGAAGATTGCTGAACCCTAATTGGGTCAGTCTTTTTCTTTCTTTTCTTTTCGCCAATCTTTAATAATCGACATTCCGTATTGTTTAATTTCTTTTTAGCGTGTTGTTTAAATGCTTCATCTTTCAATAAAGCAGGAAGAAGATTTGGATTCTTTACTCCAAGTCTTCTTGATAACTTAGGTAATTGTGAATATGCTCTTCTCTTTGGCATATTTATTTTACCATAAAAGTCACCTTGATAAGCAAAGGATAACATTTCATAAAAATACCTTTGACTCCATCTTCTTTTAACTACTCCATCAACAAAAATTAATCTGTTAGGATTCATGTTTTCAATAAGCCAAGATAATATCTGCGTATCTGCCGGTTTATTGAAGAGTAGTAGTTTTGCCACTAAATCTCTATCTTTTTCTTTTAGATAAGTATTCATTAGCGAATAGGTGTCTCTCTCAAACGAGAGAGGAGATTCGCTATGTGGCGCAATTTTCTTAATTGATTCTTGTAAATGATTAATAGAACCTGCTCTTTTAATCTTACACATATCAAATATTTCTTTTGGAACAGACTTTTGATTAATTGAAGTCAATACAACCTTTCCTTTATAATGTCTAATTATATTAAGAATTGCAGACTTATCGGGTTTGTAATGCACATCTTCGATAACGATACCATTCTCCACAGGAAATGAACCCACATCGAAATCAATGTCATTCGCATATAAAATAATAGGATTATTTACGAATGTAAGTGCTTTTGTTGACTTTCCTGTTCCTACTTTACCTGTTATTAGTATTGCTCTATTGTCATTCATTGTGGTTAATCCCATTATGTTTCCCTCTTATAAAATATACATATTTTTTTACTCTTTTGTAAGGTAAACCTTCAAAGTATTCCCAAGTAGTGATATATTCATGCTTTCTTTCCCAACCAAAAGATTTTACCAGATTAACAACTATTGGTCGAATTTCGTTTTGTGTGTCATATAATCTTGCAGGTCGAGAACTTTTTCTTTTTATTGTATAAGTAGCCCCGCTACGATATAATGGGCTAATTTCATCAATTATATCTTTTAAATATAGTTTATCTTTATTATCAAATTTTGCTTCAAATAAAACCTTATCAACTAAATACTTTAATAATCTATGATTTAGTTTTTTCTTACCCCCTCTTGGCATTAAATCACCCCTTTTAATTCAAATATTCTATCTAACCCTTCGCTAGTTTTATGTTTATTCTCTGATAATAAATCAACTACTTCTCTAAATACTACCCATTCACCTTTTGCATCTGGTAGTGTTGGAACCAATTTACATATTTTGTATAGATTCTTAATACCGCCTATTTTAAGAACAGGTTTAGGTCGTGTTTTACTTTCTTTTTCTTTGAAAGAAGAAGTAATTTGATGTTGTTCAAGTGAACGCTTTACACCATTCAAAAAATCTTCATCTGCTCTTAATACTAGTTTAAGTTTAATTCTGTAACCTATGTATGAATCATTGGCTCTTTCAATATGAAAATCCATTTTAGAAGAACCTAAAAGAATACCAATTAACATATCTTTACTATACATAGGTATCAATCCTGCATATACTTTTTGTTTTCTTTCCAATAGCCATCGGGAAGGGAGTTTGTTTCTAACCAAAATATATGTCCTGCATCTATTCGATTATCTCCTCTAGAGATAGCATTTTGTTCTGCATTTGAAATTAGATTACAAATAGCCGTCTCAACCCATTCACTTAGGAAATACTTTGCTTCATTAGAAACAACTAAGTCGGTGTTTTCTTTAATGATTTGAGTTACATTAATTTTAGTGGTTCTAGGTGGAGGCTTATATTCCGGTTTTTCTGGTATAATCAATTGACCATCTTGAATATAGGGACAATACTTTTGTAATACCTTTTTAGGTCTGCCTTGTTCATGTAATATATTCTTTAGATGAGCATAACCTTCACTATCTATTTGAATACATCTGTAAGTAACTGTATCAATAATAGTCATTTCACCTTGCTGAATCAATTGAATTCCTCCTTTGCTTGTTTAAGAATAGCCTCGACTAATTCCATAGACCTTCCTTTTTCTAAGAAATCTAGAGCAGTAATTAGAATATGTTGCATTCTATCAGCCTTCTTATCTTCTTTAATACCAATCCAACTGCCCATTTTAGTTTTAGCACATTTTAGTTTATAACTAGAATCTTCATGTAAATTAAATCTTCTTTGAAATAATCCTTCTAATTGTTTTAGAATAACCTTTGACTTAATGTTACACATTTTAATGTGATTATTAACTTGATTCATACTCATATCACTAATTTTAAGTGATTTACCAAAGCAATCTGTTATATATTTTGTATTCCAACCGGCACTCTCTTTACTCATTCTAATCTCTCCACATCTTCTAAGGTATTAATATCCACAACGAACTTATCGTCACGAATACGGACACATCTAGGAAACCTTAAACCTAAATTGCCTTTTTCATCTCTTGAAACTAAATCAGCCTTTACTTCTAAAATAACAACAGGTGAAACAAAGAATCTTCCATTGTCGAAATTCTCAACATTTCTTCTTAGTGTATTAGTTAAACTAACTAAATCTTCATCAGAAAAGCCACTACCACACCAACCGACTGAATGATAACCATTATTAGCCTTCACTCCTAATTCAAAAGTGCCGAAAACATTGGCTCTCTTTCCTTCTCCGTATTTGGCTGAGAGAATAACTACATCAAGATTAATCAAGGGAGGTTTGTATTTAGCCCAAGATTTGCTTCTTTTGCCAGCATCATAAGGAACGGTGGCATCTTTAACAATGATTCCTTCAAAGCCCTCGTTGATAGCATCGTTATAAAAGGCCATTATGTCTCCTTCTGTAATTCTGTGGGCTTGATTCGGCAAATCTTTCATCTTCTCAAGTCTTTGACGATAAGAAATGTCCATTATTGTTTCATCATTTAACAAAAGACAATCAAAAATGACCCATTTTACCTTGACTCTTTCCATAGCCTCTTGAATATTCTTTGAATGAACCCTTGTTCCCATTTGTTTATGAGGTGCAGGTGCGCCATTTTCTAGAATAGGATAGATTTCTCCATCTAAAATAGCATTCTTTACACCGTAGCCTTGAACGATTTCAACAACATCGGGGAATTGTTGTGTTACTATCTTCCCTTTTCGGTTGAAAATCATAGTTTTCTGACCGTCAATATGAATTTGGTATCTGTTACCATCATATTTGTAATCAACAACAAAGTCCTTCGGCCACTTATTCATCGGAATTTCCTTAGCAAGCATAGGCGATACAAACTTTCCGTAGGTTAAATTGCATGGAGGTTCTTCTCCCCTATCATAATAAGAACAAGTTGTATGAACATTGTTGAAATTCAAATGTTTCTTTACTTCTGATAATTTCTTATCATAATGTTTAGCCATAATCTTTGCAACAGTTCCTTGATTAATACCATTACGGGGTGTTCTCAAAAGGTATCGAATAAACCAGCGTCTTTCATTTGCTGACATATTTTCTATAAGAGTCTCAACATTTCTAAATGCTTGAGAATCTAATTTACCACAATCTGATTCTAAAGCCATTTTTACACCAAGAAGCCCTGCTTCTATTTCTGTTTCTGCTGAAACATCAAGATAATAAATTGCTTCTCCTAAATCATTATGAGCCGCCATTAGTCCATCAATTTCATCATCAAAAACATCAAAGATTTTAGCCATCCATTTCTTAGCCTTTGCTAATCCTAAGTTATTAGCATCAAGATTGTCTTTATCTAAAATAGATAATACTAAACCTTTACTCTTAAATTCATCTAAACTTCTAGAAATCAACGCTACTTGTTGTGTTTGAATTAATTGGTCTGTCGCTTCAAGCATCCTCGTCATTTTCGCCCATGTCATTTTCATTCACTTCCTTATTTTTATTCGGGGTATCTAATACAGATAATAGTCTTACAAAATTAGCCATAATCTGTTGAACAACATTTACTTCTTCCATATCGCCTCTTTCTATAAAGCGATGTAACATATGAATAAATGATGCTTGGGTTATAGCAGGTGCTAATCTTGCAAGGTCGTTATTAGAATAGATTTCCCAATAACATACAAAAGAAGCCCTAACTAAATAATTAGCATTTACACAATCATTATAGCCTATATTAAAATGCTCTAATGCGGCTTCGTTCTTTAGCCTCTTTAGTTTCACTTTTTGCTTTTTTGCCCATTCATCAAACTTTTTATTATTTACTGTAATCATGTATAGTTTATTATTCATACTTCTTCAACTCCCGCATTTTATTTAATACTTCGTTAATGAATTCCATATTTTGTCTGTTATGAATCCCCATCACTAACATAGAAAGGAAGTTTTCTAACTCCTTTGAGTCACCGTCTAAATGAATTGCCATAGCCAAAACAGGATTATAATTCCCTTTTATTGCTCTATCAACAAATCTTTTAGGTAATTCAATATCATATAATTGAATATGGTTAATTGTAATACTGTTAATACTAAATTCGCCATCTGTATAATACACACCTCTATTATATGCTTCTTCTTCAGGATTATTGTTAAGAATATAATTGCAAGTATTTCGCCCTCTATATGCAACATGAATTGGTAAAGACTCAATATACTGAATCATTAGGTCTTTATCATAATTAGCCTTATTAAATTTAGATTCAAGACTATCAAAAGAAGGATATGCTTTTGATTTAATCTCATTACCTTCATAATTCTCGGCATAAAATCCAATCATGTTCTTTGTTTCTTTAGTTAGACTGTCAATCTTTTCTTGAATTTCTCTAAGATATTCTTCGGTTTCCCATTTGTCATACTCTTGGTATATTTCCTCATAGCCGTTATCTTGCAACCAATTTATAATTCTTGCAAATCTTCTTCTTCCTTCATATTTAGTCATTCTTTTCACCATCCATAAATTCTCTCATAGCCTGATAAAACTTACCAAATGCTAAATCAATATGTTCTTTTTGAACCCTGCATCCTCTCCCGCCTTTTGGCGGAACTTTCATTTCTTGTTCAACAAAGGCTGCAAATAAATCAATTATTTTTCCAGCCGAAACAATAAATCTCGGAACTGCGCCCATACCATACTGTCTTTCTTCATTTGCGCTTCTCAAACTTTTCTTTGCTTGAACTTCACTAATTCTCTTCATCTATCTCTCTCCTTAATATACTTAATAATAATTTTGCTTCTTCCATATTCAAACGAATACCTTTGTTTGTTGGTTTATTATCTTTAAACCAACGAATATCTAAGACTTCGATATTCCAATATTTGCCCTTTTTAATTTTACATTCCATAAGAGCATCACGGACTATTGTTCCAATCACTTGTAATTCATCTGTCAATTCATCCACCCCTGTTTGAACTTATCTAGTTCTTGTTTAGATGTAAAGTATCTTGGTGTATCTAACTTATTTAGACAATTAACTACCCAACAAACTCCACCTAAACTTGAAATCTGAACTACTTCGTATTGGCCTCCATTAACTTCTATTACTTCAGAAGTATTAATTTCTGGAACTAAACCATATTTTTTTGTTATTTCTCTTGCAACTTCATGTATGTTTTCAACAACATACTTGATGATATGCGCCCTTTGAATTGGAATCTTCGGGGCAACATCTATTTTTAATTCACCTGTCATATTACAAACAACGCATTTGTTTCCTTTACAAATAGGACAAACAACTCTTGATTTATGGGGTGCTGGTAAAGTTACTGTTATTGCTTTCTTCTTTCTCAATTAAATCACCTCTTGAACAATTTGAACATACTGTGCATCCAAACGCTACTTGATAATTAGTTTGATGGAATGTTGTTCCACATAATCTGCAATTCATTACTTTTGCCTCCTTTCAACTTTCATAGTCCCATCTTTGTTTTTAACAAGAATAGTCATAGAACCATCTGCATAAACAATAGTCATTCTTACAATGTCTTTATCCATATTTATTCCTCCAACAATACTGCAACATCAGTCGAATAAAACAAAGAAGCAATTGACATAGCCGCAAGCAAACTATTCTTAGTTACCTTTACAGGGTCGAATACTCCATCTTCTTTAAGGTTACTAGTTTCACCTGTTAGTGCGTTAAATCCATACGGGTAATTAGCATTGTTATCACATACTAAATTACTGTTTTCGTATAGAGTTACATATGGGGCTTGTAGTCCATCTATAAACCATTTAGGAAGAT